AAGAAGATCCGTTCCAAGATTCAGTAACTGCAACTCGTGTTGTAGTATATCCTCCACCTGTAATTGCTGCTGTATAAGTTCCACCTGCAGCATAAGCTCTTCGTGCAGTGTTTAAATCCCCTGTTTCAGTCCACGAAGATCCATTCCATAATTCTGTTAAAGCAGAAAGGGCAGTAGCATATCCTCCTGATAATAAACCATTGTCTACATCTCCAATACCAGCTGATGTTCTTCTAGCAGTATTCACATTCACACCACTTCTCCAAGAACCTGAGCTTAAATTTGGATACTGATATTTAAAATCTAAGTTTGTGCTATCAAACCAAACCTGTCCTGTTTCTGGATTGTCAAGATTACCTGCATTATTACGGACTGCCGTCCCAACAATATCCTTATAATTAGACATAATTAGTTATTCTTCAGCAACCAACCCTGTGTTGAATCAGTGAAGACAAGTGTATTTGCTGCTCTTTCTGTTGAAATTGTTAAATCATCTGTTGATCCATGAATTTTTTCTGAACCATTTGCAGATACTGTAAATGTGTTAGAATCAAAAGTACCAGCATAATCAATAAACGCAATTTCATCGCCTAATGTTCCTGCTGGTAAATTCATAGTGATTGCACTACTTGTTGTATTTACGAAATAACCTTCACCAGCTGCTGCTGTGAAAGTAGAAGTTTTTACTGCTTGCCAAGAAGTTCCTGCAGCCGCAAAAGATAATTGACCAACTGCTGTTGTTCCTGAACCAGTTATAGAATTTACTTTTAAAAATGTTCCTGCTGTTACGTTTCCAGTAGGGAATTTTAAGGTGTAGCTTTGGGATGCGCTATGCGCAGGTGACTGTAGTTTAATCCCGTGGCTGTTGGACTCACAATTAAGAACAAGAGTACCTGGATTAGTATTACCACCAATAACTACTTCACCAGTTCCATTTGGTGTTGCAGTAATTGCTCCATTTGCACCATCGGTAATTGTAATAGTACCAGAGTTTGTTCCACCATTTGTATCTAAAGTTAAATCGTATGCACCACTTGAAGTAAGAGTTGCTGTTGCAGCTCCTGTACCAATCATTATCTCACCAGTTCCTTTTGGTCTTAATTCTAAATTAATGTTAGAATCATCTCCAACTGCACCGATCTCTGGTCCTGATCCTGTTGCAGCATTTGTAATATCAACATGGTTTACTGCAGATGATGTTGTTTCAAATATTAATTGTTCATTTCCATTTTCATCTCTGATACCGTGAGCATCATCAAAGTCTATCATGAAAGAATTAGTATCTAAGTTACCACCTAATTGTGGTGTAGTATCATCAACTAAATCGCTTGCTAATGATATTGTAGAAATATTTGGATTAGTTCCATCGTCTGCTTTTGCATATGCAATTACAGTTTTACCACTTGCAACTGTAGCAGAAGTTCCTGTACCAGTTACATATTTAAATACAACGTTTTGAGATCCTGATGTTGCATTTTTTAAAAAATAAAAATTTTGTACATCTAAAGGTATTGTAACGTTTCTAGATGCTGTAAGAGATCCTGTAAATTCTATAACTCTATGTGAAAGAGTTGCACCAGTCGATCCATCTGATACGGATAATGTTGTGTCTCCTGAATCAGAAACAGCTTGAGTTGTATAACCACCAGATATTTGTTCAATAATTTGTAAATTAGTATTAGTCTTTGTACCCCAAGTTCCTGCGTTTTCACCAGTTGCTTGAAGTTCTACACCTAATGGTGTGTATGTTGATGCCATATTTTTCTCCTATGCAGCGTCACTATAACTTGTATTTGATCCAGTTGCAACATCCGAATAAGTGTCGTTCGAACCCGTTGAAACATTACTATAAGATGTATTTGAGCCAGTGTCAACATCACCGTAAGCAAAAATATCAACAGCTCCAACACTCAATGTTGCTTCAAAACTAGTTAATCCTACTGTAATATCTGTTAATGAAATACTACCAACACTAAATGTGGCTGATATTCCTGTTAATCCTAGACCCTCTTCAATAGTTAAAGAACCTACACTAGGTGTCATTGTTAAAGCACTAGGTTGAATTAGTGCTCCACCTAGTCCTACAATAGAACCTAAACTAGAAGTAATCTCTAAACCAGAAAGTTGGACTACATCATTTGGTATTGTGACTGAACCAATACTAGCACTAAAAGATATACCAGTTGGAGTAGCTTCTTGCGAAGATGATCCAACAGCGGTTCCTTGTTCAGAAGTTATAGATAAACCAGAAAGCTGCGCTACAGTATTTGGTATTGTAACTGTTCCTTGACTTAAAGTCATGTCCTGACCAGTCAATCCAATAGTCATATCATTGACTGTTACAGATCCAACTGAAGAGGTTATTGATTGACCTGTCAGTCCTACCTGCATATCAACCACGGACACCGAACCAATAGAGAAAGAAGCAGATAAACCTGATTCTACAATTACAGGAACAAAACCTTCTCCTTGAGAAGCTGTAATTTCAAAACTTGTAGGTGTAATTATTTGATCAGGTATATCAACTGAACCAACACTAGAAGTTATTGATAAACCAGTTGGAAATATTGTTTGATCTTTTAATTCGCCCCATTCACCATCATTCCAGGCTTGTGCACCCCAACCTGTTTTAAAAGTTACGGCTTCGTTCCAATTAGCCTGATTCCAGGTTAACCGGCCCCATCCTGAAGATACCGACATGGTCGGCCTCCTATGCTAATCTGATGATTGCTGCTGTAGCGTCGTTTGTAGGAAATTCTATTTTAAAAGTTCCGTTACTTGCTGTTTTATCTCCACCGAATGCAATTGCACAAACAGCATCGGTTGTGCCTGAGCCACCATCTGTTGTCGTATTATAAATTAGTGCAGCATTTGCAGTGAAAGAAGCTGATGAATAAGTTACGTCAGAAAAATCTGTGAATGCAGTCGTACCAGTTAATCCAACTCCAGTGTTAGTTAGAGTTGCACCACCTGCAGTGTATGCAGTTCCAGATGTATTTGTAATTTCTTCTGATGTTGAATAGTCTGTTGTAGAAGCACCTAAAGTTGCAGAACTATCAAATAATGCAAGTTTAAAAGTGTGACCACCAGATGATTCAAAACTGTGTTTACCTTGTAAAAGTTCTTGTTTAAAACTAGAACATATTGCTGATGTATTTGCCATAATTTATTCTCCTACGGGTTTGCTGATCTTATTGGTATACGAACAGCGCCATCAGTGTAGTCATCTCTTCGTCTTCTACCAACTTGCTCGTTAGCAAACTTCTGTACCTCTTGTTTATATTTATTTTCATACAATGTCAACATATCGATTGGGCCTTTTAAATAACCATATGCTTCTGACAAACAGCAATATAATAGCCCATTTGGAAAATTCATACTAATATAATTAGTGCCATCGCTTTCTAAAAGATCTGGCATTTTATTAAAATGCACTCTAAATCTATAAGTTGTATTAGGAACTGGAGAAAAAGCTATACGCCCTGATGTTGTATCAGACTCTCCTGTGCCACCACCAAACATAGCATAATATTTAGGTTGACCTTGAGCTGCTGATGTGCCTGTCACATCTTGATATTCTTGTAAATATGTATAATCCTTTTTTTCTAACCATCTATTAGCCCCTGTAGTCTCTGATCCTGCGGTATCATAAACTTGTATACCTCTTATAAATAATGATCCTGCTGGAGCGTTAATTGATTCTTGTCCAGCAACTAAATTACCTAGTTGTTGTTTTCTATCTGCATCAATAGGAACGTCTCTAAAAATTCTATATTGTGCATTTAAAATTATATTTTCTAAAACAGAGTCTGACAAAACATTCGAGTCTGTTTCAGTATAACTTCTTATTTGAGTTTTTAATCCTGATGCACTTAATCCAGCCATTATTGTCCTTTATGTTTTCTTTTTATCTTTTCTAGTTTACGGTTAGAAACAGCTTGTTCGTTTTCATAAACAGGAACATCTGGTTCTTTTGATTTCAAGTACATTTCTTCATGCGGGTCCACTTCTTGTTTAGGTGCAAACCAACCTTTAATTATATTAATAATATGTTTAATCATGCGCTTAATGTGACTGGTCCTACTGAACAGCCAACTCCTCCTCCTTTAACTCCTCCCTTTGTAGCAGTATCTGTGTCAACTGTAAAATGAAAAAAATTAGCTACAGAATAGTCTGTAGTATTTCTTGATCCACTTACATATAAACCAGTTGTTATTGCATACCCTGCTGCTTTTGCAATATTTGATCCACTAATTCCATCAAAGTCCGCTGGATTAGCATATACAAAAACATTTCCTCCTGCAGAAGTAGTAGGTTGCCCTCTAAATCTATAAGTAGTTCCATTTGTTAAACCGTGTCCCGGCGCAGTGACATTTATAATTCTAGACCCTGCTTCATAACTTTCAAAAGCGTCTTTCGGTAAAGAATATGCTACATCGTTTTCTGTTCTTGCAGTTCTTACATGTCTTAATGCAATACCATCAGCGCTCTGTGGTTTTGGTTCTAACTGTGGCTGCTTTGGTTCAAACTCAGATACATGCACAAAAGATCCATTCCATTCTCTAACCATTTCTCTGTATGGAAACTCTAAACCAGATCTATCTGATATTGCTTTTGCATATTTACCTGTTGCGTATTTTGACATTATGCTCCTGGGTAATAAGTTTTTGGTGTTATGTGTGTGCTAGAAGCAGAACCATCTTCTGCTAAAGCTCTAGCAAACTCGTCTTCGTAAGCTAGTTTCATAGGTTGAATTAAGTTTGGTTGATACTTTTGTGCTAAATAATATGCTAGTCCTGATACCATACAAGGCACAAATCTAAATGGTACGTCAGATGCATTTGTATAATCTCCTGCAT